GTAGCACCAAGGAAAGTAAACCGTGTTGGTGCTCCATGCGGTGAACGCGGCCCCTTCGACGCCGCCATAACCGTTGTCAAACTCAATGTCGAGTTCCTCGGGGGTTAGCGTCAAGGACACCAGATCGGAAAACTGTTCCCCGCGTGATTTAACTGCATGCTCAAAGAGCTTGCGCCAAGTTGTCATTTGTGTTCTCCAGTTGTTGATGACCAACTGTAGCATCCGATTGTCCAAAAGAAAAGCCCCCGAAGGGGCCTTCCTCACGCGCTGCCAGTTGATCAGGCCGGGCGACCGTCGATGTAGACCGCAGCCACCGTGGCCGACTTGGCCAGCACCTCCAGCGAGAACGAAGCGGTCAGCCAGTCCTCGCCCTTGAGCGCCAGGTCGCCGTTCGGGGCGATGGTGACACTCGGGCACAGGATGTCCTTCTGCGTGCCTTCCGGGTTGTAGGCGATCATCTTCAGTTCGCCCTTGACCTGGGTGCCACTGGAAACCATGCGCTCGCGGGTGTTGGCCGCCGAGTTGTAGGTCACTTCGACGTCATCGCCCGTGACGATGCTGGAGCCGGCCGGGATGAAGATGCCGCCGCTGACCGCATCGACTTCGTAGTCGGTGCCGAGGGTCTTGGTGACCGTGGCCACCTTGACCACCACCGCCGTGACGCCGCGCGCGCCCTGGGGGTTGGTGGGGCTGACGCCGAGCTGCAGCAGGCCGGGCTTGGTGGCGTCGGCGAAAGTCTCGATGGTGCCGGTGGCGCTCGACTGCGTGATGGTGCTGACCGAGCCCAGGAAGAACTTGCCCAGGTTGTCGAAGGACATGTTGTCCGTCTCCATCGACCCGGTGTAGTTGACTTCCAGCAGGACCGACTTGTCTTTGACGCGCAGGCCGCGGTCGCTGGAGAAGTGGTCGAGCTTGCTGGTGCTCGCGGTCAGCGAGAAGCCCGGCGTGTTGCCGAAATACTGGAAGCTCGCCTGGGGCGTGCTGGTGCCCGCCAGGAAGGGGCGGAAGTAGACCTCGGCCCGACCGAGGGTGATGTCGTCTGCGACGTGCGTGAATGCCATGATGGCCTCCGAGAAAAGAGCCTCAGTCGAGGCGATAGGGGTCGAAAAGGTGCTCGACCACGGTGAGTCGCACACGCAGGTAGCAGTATGCCAGCCCGCTCAACTCATCCGGGGGTCGCACGGTGCCTGGCTCGATGTCGATTCCGGCCACCAGGCCACCCAGCATGAAGGCGTCCGTGCCGCGGGGCGTGGCGATGCGCGCCAGGGCCTTCTTGAGGTCGCCGAGGAGCAGGTGCGCCGGGTCGGTGGGGTTGTCGCGATCGTCCTGAGCGTGGCCCAGCAGGAGCAAGATCCAGCCGTCCTTCTGCACCGCGCGGTCGCGGCCGGCGGGGTCCATCTCCCGATCGGGGTTGAGCGCCTCCACGATCATCACGCGTGGCAGCGGGTCGCGGTCACCGAACGTGGTGCGCCCGCGGTAGACGAGCCCCGCGAGGTCGTGCTGGTAGCCGTTGGCCACCGACACCTCGGTCATGAGGTGGGTGCTGAGGGCCTTGAGGATGGCGAGGCGTTTGGTGTCAGCCATTGGCGAGCAGTCGGTTGAGCTGGCGCGAGTATTCGGCGCCGACGTGGCGGCCAACATCCGGCACTGACTCGGGCGCCATGCGCCGCATCAGCTGGTCAGGGGACGGGCCGAAGAGGAGGTAGAGGTTCTTCCCGATGCGCCGCGCCGCGCGGCTGTTGCGCAGGCCCTCGTTGCTGGTGCGCACCGCGAGCCCCAGCGCGCCGTTGGGCGCCGCGATGAAGAACCCGCGCTTGACGGTGACCGAGGCCCCGCCGGCCTTGATGCGCAGCTTGATGCCTCGCGCTCGAGCTACGGGCTTGCCGACGCTGAATCGGCTCAGGCTGTAGCCCTGGCGGCCGGCGCTCAGGGTGGCCTGTAGGTTGTCGCGGCTGGCCAACTGCGAGATGAAGAAGTGCTTCTTGCCGAAGGCGGATTCGGTCAGGTTGACCTGCTGCTGCATGCCGACCTTGAGCCGCGTACGCGCCCACCGCACTGTGTCGTTGATGGAGAGCTGCGCTGCCAGGTTGGCCTTGTCGCCGAACCGGCGCACGTCGTCGCCCAGGCGCTCCAGGCCGCTCTTGCTGACCGTGATCACGCGGGCACCCTCACCACGTCGCACGGCGCGTAGCGGCCGTCGAAAGGCAGCACGTACTCCAGGGCGTAGATGCGCCCGTCAGCCAGGGTGACGTGGGCGTTGCGCAGCGGGTCGGGCACCTCGGTGGTGTCGAGCACGATGCGGTTGATGTCTTCCTGCACCTGCGGGTAGCCCTCCCGGTCGAGTTCACCGTGGCGCATGGTCTTGGTATGCCAGCGCACGGTGATGTTCGAGATGAGGGGGCCACCGCCAGGAGCGAGATAGCTGGCCGACAACCCGAACGTGGCGTGCACGGTATCGCGCGCGGCAGTGCGTGTCTCGGCCCAGCCCATCACTTGCTCACCAGCACGGCCACGCCGTTGTCCAGCAGCCAGTCGACTTCGGACAGTGGGGCCTGGAAGGCGGAGCCTGGCGGATGGTTCTTGCCGTGGGCGTAGTAGTCGTGGACGGCGGTCATGTCCACCAGCGGCTCGTCGGCAGCTGCAGGCGCGGCGGTGGCGGCGGTGGACTTTTTGTAGGCGGTGGCCATGTGGGTCTCCGGTGGGGCACCCGAAGGTGCCCCGTGGTTCATCAGGCCAGGACGCGAGCGCGGAAGCTGGCGTCAGGGCGGCCCGGCACCATCAGCGGTGCCGACTGCGACATGATGTACTCGGCCGCCGGATCTTCGGCGATCCAGTTCTTCGAGTAAATCGGCAGCGCCTGGTAGCCAGCGCGCGGGTCGAGGATGGCGCCGAAGCAGCGCACGCCGTCCAGGCCGGCCGGGTTCAGCAACACGACATCACGAGGATCCATCATGCGCGTCGGCGTGCCGGCGGCATTCTCATAGAAGTCGTTGTAGGTCCAGTATTCGCGCGCACCGTCGCTGCCGCGGTACTGCACTGCTTCACCGGAGCCCGGGCCGATGTCGATGTTGAGCATGCTGGTGCCCTTGCGGATGTCCAGCTTGGCCGACAAGTCGGTGCTGTTGCGGAAGGCCGTCCATGCCGACGAGCCCATCACCACCACGGTGGGGGCGTAGCCGCTGGCCTGGAACACCGTCTCGGACCACGACTCGATGTTGTCGAGCGGCACGATGCCCGAGTCGCCCCAGCGCGCGGCGGCACCGAGGGTGACCGTGTGGCCGGCGGCGCGACCGAAGTCGACCGTGACCGTGGGGTAGTCCTCGCCGGCAACGACCACCGAACCGTTGAGGACGACCTGGGCGGCCATCCACTCCCAGCGACGCTCGATCATCTCGCGCTGGGTGCCCAGCAGGTCGGCGATCGTGGCGGCGCGGCGCTGGTCGGGCGACATGGTGCCGCCGTATGCTTCACCCGCGAGGCGCTTGAACAGGTGGTTCGGGTCGACGATGTCCTTCGGCTTGACGTAGGCCGGGCTGAACTTCTTGGTGCTGAAGCCTTCCGACATCTGCACCTTGCCGGCGACGGTCGGCGCCACGAAGGCGGCCATGCGGCGCGACTTGGTGACGGTGTCGAAGTCGATGGTCTTGTCGGTCGAGGTGACGACGCGCGGGAAAGCCAGCGACAGCCAGAAGTTGAGCTGCGAGGGCTTGAGGGAAAGGACCACACCCAAGAGGGTGGCCGAGCTGTAGGTATCCATGTGTTGCTCCGGTCAGGTTTGGGGTGGGCGATCAGGCGCTGAAGAAGCGCTTCTTGACCACGATCGTGCTCGTGACCGGGAAGGCTGCCAGTTTGAGTGCGTCGGTGTTGGTCGCGGCGTTCCAGACCAGCGTGTCCATCGCAAACTCGCCGGCCACGTAGACCGAGAGGGCTGCGTCGGCAGCGGTTGCGTCGGCCGGATAGGCGGCGATGGCCACGGCGATCTGGCTGCCATCGGCAGCTGCCGGTGCGTGCTTGGTGAACTTGCCGCTGGCGGTGATCAGGCCCAGCACCTGGCCCAGCACAACCGTGCCGGCGCCCGACACCAGCGTGCCCGGCTTGGTGATGACGTCCGAACTGCCGGCGAAGATGCCGCCGTGGACCGGGCCGGTCTCGGTCGCAGGACCGCTGGCGAGGTAGGAATATTCAGCCATTTTTCATGCTCCTTGGATCAGACCTTGCGGCCGGTTGCGAGGGCCAGCGAGGCCAGCAGGGTGTTGACTTCCTGCGCGGCGGCATCGGACTTGACACCCGACTCGGCGCCGTCCGGGGCGATGCCGGGAGTGCCGATCTGCGCCATCGCGGCGGCCAGCGGGCTGGCGACCGGAGCTGCAGCCGCCGGGGCCGGTGCGGCGGCCTTCGGCGCCTTGGACAGCATGGCGCCCGACTGCTCGGCACTCATGTCGGTGTCGAAGGCGAGGTAGCTCGCCATGTCGGCCCGGCCGTCTGCTTCGGCGTGGGTCAGGATGGCCTTGCAACGCGCACGTTCGGCGATGCGGGCCTCGGATTGGACGGCAGCAACGTCCGGGACTTGCGGTTCAGCCATATTGGCCTCCATGAAAATCGAGGACGAAGCCTCGGTGAGAACGCGATCGCAGAATTCTGCCAGAGCTTCTGGAGCAGAAGAGATGCGGTCGATCAGCCCAAGGGCCAATGCATCGGCGGCGCTGAAAATCTGCGCCTCGGTTTTTGCGGCAGTGCCGGCGGCCAGCCCGCGCATCGAGTCGACGTGCGCGGTGAACGCGCTGTAGCGGTCGTCAATGCGCTTCTGGATGTCCGCGCGCACGTCGGCCGGCAAGGGGCCGTAAGGGTTGCCGTCGACCTTGTGCTTGCCGGCGTAGATGTAAGTGACCTTGACGCCGTACTCATCGAGCGCTTTGCTCATGTCGGCATGCATGGTCACAACGCCGATCGAGCCTGCGCCACCCGAGGGGATGCAGACCACCTCGTCAGCCGCCACCGCCATCGCAAAGCCGGCGCTGTAGGCGTTGCTGTCGATCATGGCCATGCTGGGCTTGCCAGCAGCCATCAAGGTGGCTCGGCAGAACGCCGCCGCCTCGAAGCACCCTGCCGCCTCGCCGCCGTAGCTGTCGACGTCGTAGACCACCGCGCGCACGTCACGATCCTCGGCAGCTGCCTGCACTTTGCCGACAATGCCCTTGTACCCGGTGAGCCAGGCGTAGCTGGCGGTCGAGCGGTTGATCAGGGTGCCTCGAACGGAGACAAAGGCCACGCCGTTGGCGAAAGCAAAGGGTTTCTCGTGGTCCGTGGGGATGACGCCGTAGGTCGCGGCCACGTCCTTGGCGTGGTCGTACTCCTCGGGCTCGCGCTTGAGTGCCGCAGCCAAGCTGTGCACGTGCGTCGGAGCGAGGAGCAGCGGTTCGGCGGTGAGAGTGGCGAGGTCGATCATGCTGCCTTGGCCAACTTGATGCGCAGTTCGTAGCCCATCAGGGGCCAGATCTTGTTGA